TGCTCTATCCAACTGAGCTAAGTTGGCAAAAAAGTCAGAGTTTGCCTCCGACAACACCAGAATTAACAACTCTGGTATATAGATGAAGTGTACCTTCTTGTTCACACTTAAGATGCCATCGAGTCATAGTGACAACTGCATCTTTTGTGGGACCGGTCATCATTTTACGACCTTGTTTGGTTTCACTTGACCACAAACCGAACCGTGTTTTCCATACACGGAAACAATCATCGATCCATTCATATTCAGAAATTTCGGGATGTTCACTCATTAGTATCTTCTTCCTTTTTATTAAATCCAAATGGACCTTCTTTTTCGTCCAATGCAAACTTAAGAGCAACACCACCGACAGCTTCCATGACTCTTAAGATGTCCTCTGCTCTTGCACCTTCACCAAGTTCTTTGGCAACATACCAATACTTAGGCCAGAAAGTTTCTCCTGCTTTTTGATAATCTTCAAGTGTTAGTAGTTTCATGATTCTCCTGTTTTTTTGTTATGTTCTTCCCACATTTCAGCAACTAAATCTCTTCCTGGTGGTGGTTCAAAATGTGGTTTTGGGTCAGATTGCCATTTATCAATTTGTTCTTGAGTGGGAACTTCAAGTATGAAGGCAAGTCCTTCTTCCTCAAATTCCTTATTCATTTTTTCGTAAGTTTCGGGAGTTATTTTTTCCATCACTTACCAACTCCATAATCGGATGCTTTCTTTTCAAGTTCACGAATAGTTTCGTGAAGTCGTTCTAATGCCTTACGCGTCTCTTCAGTTTCTTCATACTCCCAAGTTTCACCTTTGGAGTTTATAAATTGCTTTTTAGTCATACATCTCCTCCCATAGATTTAATTTGTGCCTCTAAATCACGAAGAATTTTTTCGCGAGTATAGGATCCATTTTCCTCACGGCGACGATTCATTTCTGCTTCTACTTTCTCAGTAATAGATGCGTGGCGACGAATCTCTCCACCCATAGACATTTGCTTTTTTGTTTGGTCCATGCAAAACTTAAGTTGCATGAGTTCCATATCATCAAATTCAATCATACATCTCCCTCCGCACGATTTTCGGAATGGTGAACATCAAAACTACCACCAGGATATCGAGACTCCAGTTTTTCAACATTCATCTCAATCACTTCATCAAAGGTAGTATCAAGTGCCATACATGCCTGAGCAAGATACCAACAGATGTCACCCAGTTCACGCTTCATGTGGAAGACATTATCTTCATTATAAGGTTTACCCTGCAGGAAGATTTTCTTTACAACTTCGGTGAACTCACCAGATTCTGCAGTCAAACCAAGTGCGGCAGTCATCAGTTGAGTGACATTGCAGTCATTGGCATCAAGTTCTCTCAAACGTGCCTCAAGAATTTTGGGATCCAAACTAGGAGCACTGGTGACTCCCTTTACAAATTCAAGATACTTTTTAGTGTCAACAGTCATTAAAACTTAAACCCCTCAAAAGATTTTTTTGATTTATCTTCGTCATTATACTCTTCTTCCTGCCCACTGTCAAGGATATCATCCTGTGCTTTTTGCTCACAATCGTAAAGTCGCATCTTGGCACGATCAATACCTACGATGAATCGTTTGAACACTGTAGGGTCATTGTATCGATTCTTCAGTTGTTTTACCATTATCTGACCAAGTTGTTCAAGTTCCTCAGTGCTAATAAGGGCAAACATAAGATCAGCAGTAGCAGGGAGACCAAAGGACTCTGAAGTGTCAGTAATGTCAACATCAGAGCTACCATAACCAGATCGAGTGGTCTGCGTGGCAGAAACGATAGGGACGTTTGCCTCAACAGCCAATCCTCGAAGTTCTTCTGCAATAGCCTTAATATAGCTATATGAATTGACAGAAACACCTGACTTATACCTGCTGGAAGCACATATATTAAGGTAATCAATGAAAATAATGTCAGGTCTAAATGACTTCTTAAGTGCAAGTTCATTAAGAAGTGCCTTAAAGTGTCCACTGTGTGCAGAAGCAGTAGGGTATTCTTTAATTATAAGAGACCCCTGAGTTTTTTCTGCTAGTTTGGTAACTTTATTTTCAAATGATGACCTAGGAAGATCCGTCAAGTCTTGGATTGGGACGTTAAGGAGGTTGGCGTCAATTCGTTCAGCAATCTTCTCTTCTGCCATCTCCATTGTAATATAGAGAACGTTCCGTCCTTGGAGCAACACGGAGCTAGCAACGTGGCACATGAATAAAGACTTGCCGACACCTGTACCAGCAAGCGCGATGTTAAGAGTCTTGTTAGGTAAACCACCTTTCGTGATTTTGTTAAAGTATTCGAGATCGAATTCAATTTTGTCCTCCTTGCGGTGATAAGATTCGTATCTTTCTTCATAGTCTTGTAGGTAGTCATGTCCAATATGATTATCAAAAGAGACAGCAAGTGCCTCGGAAAGAATACTGGGAATAGCATCACGATTTTTCTTATCATCATTACCATCGGCAATGTGAATAGATTCCATCAATGCAAGATAAATGGCACGGTCACGACACCATTTTTCAGTGGTATCCAATAACCACTGACTTTCCACCAAAGAATTATGTAGGAAATTTACAATGTCTCTGGATTGTTTAATCTCCTCTTCAGTGAGATCTGTGCGATTCTCAATCTCAATCTGAAGAGCTTCTTGAGTAATAGTAGAATTGTACTTTACAATAAAGTGAACTATCTCTTGAAAGATAGTCTTTTCCGTCTTAACTTCAAAAAAGTCTGGTTGTATAAAAGGAATTACCTTTCTTGCATAGTCTTCATCAAAAACAAGGTTTCTTAGGATCGTTGTTTCAATTCTTTCCATTTATTCAAATAATAATCACTTTCAGGTTCGGTAATAAGAGTCATACCCATTTTAAGGAATTGCTCACCTTTATCAGTCTCTTTAAATCTTCTCTTCTTTTCATAATCCATAACTAAACTCCTGTTGTGCTATCTTATCTAGTTTTTCCATGATTTCTTCAGTGAAGTATTCTTCTGGATCTTTCAAGATTGCCTTTGCATAAACTTTTTTGCCATTCATTTCATAACGACCTGCTACATTTTTCCAAAGTCCGCCAATCTCACCGAGTTCAAGAAGACCATAATATCGATCAAGACCACGCTCATCATAAAACAAACGAATTTCCACATCTTTATTCTCCTTACTTAAACGCGACTTAGCAGTCTTTGCCTTGATAACATTTCCAACGACTTCTGTTCCATCCTTTTCCTTTTTCTTGCTAAGATAAATGATCGTAGAGGCAGCATACTTAAGACCGCTACCACCACCCATCTCTTTAGTAGGAACGTAAGAACCGATGACATCGTAGGTATGGTTGGTTACAATCATAGGAATATTTGCCTGCCCCAACTTCAATGTTAGCATTCTGAAAGCACCCTTAATGAGTTGGGATTTTGTCATGTCCCGAACTTGTTTTTCATTTAGAGCATCAGTAATTTCTTTCTCTGTTGAAAGCATACCCAGAGAGTCTAACACAAACATTAATGGTTTGCGTTCGTCTTCTGGTTTTTTTAAGTATATGTCTACAGCCTTCAGTGCCTTACTACGAAATTCTTCGACTGTGACAACATTTACAACTACTGTTCTATTTAGATCTACCCCACGACTTGCGAGTAAAGACTTATTAACAGCGGCTTCAGTGTCAAAATATAAACACATCCCATCAGGATTAGAATCCAAAAAGTTCTTGACGACAGCCAGGCTAAAGAAAGTTTTGCCAGTGCTAGACTCACCAGCAATGGCAGTAATCTTATTCCCAGATACACCACCAAATATAGACCCTGAAACAAGTCCGTTAAAAATATACGAACCTGTGTCCACATATGTTTCAGTTTCGTCAATATCTGCTGCAAGTTTTGTGTACTCATCTCCGATCTCTTTTACAATATCTTTAAGAAAGTCCATTAGGCAAAAAATAATTCTAGGTTTACGGTTTTTTCAACATTCCATCCAATGGCATCAAGAATTGCCTTGAGTGGTTCTACAAAACTCTTTTCAAATTGTAGGTCATAGTCAAGGTACTTGTCAAGACCAAGTTCTTTAGGAAAATCTTGAATGAACGAGATAACATTCTCTTGAATAATATTTGGTTTTTTGAGATAAATAAATTTTATCTTTTCACCATTATTGATGAGAGAATACTTATTAGTCAGTTTGTGCTCTTTTATGTAGTGATTGAATAGAAGTGCTCCACGACAATGAATCGGTGTTCCCTTTGCATAGATATTAGAATGAGATCTATACTTTACAACGTCAGATACTGAACGTGGAAATGCAATTTCTTCTGGTGGAAGTTTTTTAAACTCAACACGACAATTATCGATGAATTTGATGACATCATCTTCAGTTCCATTCATCATAAGTTTGAGACCATCTTTAATCATCTGACGGCAAGGTGCCGGTGTAGATGATTTAACTGCCTCAATACCCATCATCTTCAGTTTTGGTTCGGTATACTGAACACCCTCACTGTTCCAAACATTGAGAATATAACGCTTCTTCGCAGTCCAAATACCACGTTCAGCAATATTCTCACGCTTCATGATCATTTTTTGTTCATATGCCTGAACGTAATCCGCAAGTTTCGTATAAGATTGTTCGATGAATGGTTCCAACTTGTCTTCACAGATCTGATCAAGTATCTTAACAATTGCTGTTTTATCGCCAGACTTAGCACTAAAAAATTTATTAACAAGAGGTCCCATATTAAGATAGATGGAGTCAGTGTCAGATGCGATGACATAATCCTCCCCCTCTGTTTGTAAAAGTTTATTTAGGTAACCGTTCATACGATTCTCAATCCATCGAATTGAAACTTGACCCGAGAGAGTAATTGCTTCAGCATTTGCCAGTTTATAATACCTAAAATACTGATTACCAATAGCACCATATGCAGAGTTGAGCTGAATCTTTCGTGCCATCTGGATGTTGTTACATCGGGCAATTTCTTTTTCCAGTGCTTTCGTCGGAGTTTTTTCATAATCTTGTTTTGCCTGAAGCATTTTCTTTTTATAGACGGTTCGATCCTTGTAGATCTTCTCCATCAGTTCTGGCAAGAACCCACGAACATCCTTACGATACATGGCACCATTGGCACATACCGCATTGTCCTTGTACAACTCAAATGTTAGTTCTTCATTAAGTATTTTATCAACTGTTGCTGATGGGTGCCTTTCCTCAAGTAAGGTCTCTGGGGAGATATTATACTGCATGATAAGATGAGGGTACAGACTATTGAGGTCAAAACTAACCACCCAGTCATACTTTCCAGGAATCGGTTCCTTGACATATGCTCCAGCGTATTTGGAATCCTTGTCAGAACGTTCCTTAGGAGGAATCACAATGTTCCTCTTCTTCAAATAATTATAAATGATCGTATCCCACATACGAACCTGTGAGAAAACATCGGCATAGTTTGCCTTGGCGTCATATGCCATAGTAATTGCAAGTTCAATCAGTTTCATCTTGTCTTCCAAACGATCAACAAGTTCCACGTCAATGATGTTGTATTCTACAAACTTCTGCCAACCATTGGTATAAAAATCCTTAAAAGTATCAAACTCAGAGTGATCGAGTTTCTTTTGTCCTAGTTCAATACTGGCAATATAATCCAAACGATAGGATTCTTGTGCCTTATAAGTAAATTTCTTATAAAGATTCAGATAGTCAAGTTGAGTGACACCACCAATATCATATGCAATATTCTTTCTACCTACAATATAAATCTCACGCTCAGTTACTAATCCCCATGGAGAAAGTCTCTTCATGAGTTTCTCACCGAGAATACGATCAATACGTCGAACCAAATAAGGAATATCGTATAGTTCACTGTTCCAACCAGTAATGACTTCGGGCGTATTGCCCTCAATCATCCACCAGTTGATAAAATCCGTCAACAGTTCATATTCTGTACGGAATCCCTTATAGATAACGTTCTCTTGTTTATTTAGAAATTGACCCCTACCCCAGGTGCGAATTTGTTTCGTAGAGTAATCTTGAATGGTAATGAGAAGAACTTCTTCGGCAGCAGATTCTACATCAGGGAATCCATTCTCTGATGCAACCTCAATATCGATGGTGGCAATCTTGATTTTTTGAGTATCAAACTTAATCTCTTCTTCAGGATACATCTCAGAAATGTACTGATAAATGTATCGATCATTTCCATAGATCTTAAAGTTATCTACACCATCATATCTCTTGATAAACTCACGACAATCACGAACAGTTCCAGGCTCAATTGATTCAACATATTCACCATTAAGAGTTTGATATTTTGTTTTTTTATTGGACTCAACAAAAAGGGTCGGATAAAACTTCTCTCTGGTTGTGAAATGTTTTCCATTTTCATAACCACGGACCAAGAAGTGATCCCCGACCATTTGAACATTAGTATAAAAACGCATTATGCAATAGCTGCTAGATACTCATCAACAAGTTTTCCATTTGGTTCTACAAAAGTTAGAACGTCTGCCGATCTAATCAAAATCTCATCTTGATTTGTGAATGTCAACCAAGGTTCAATATATTCCTTAGTTTCACTGCTGGTATTAATGCCAAGAACAATCCGATAAGGTTTGATAATTTTACAATCAGGTTCTCCGATTTCTCCAAATAGTTCTTGAACTTCACCAATTAAAACTTTGTCATCTCTCAATAAAATGCACTGTATGTTTTTTTCCATTGCGATTTAATTCCTCCAAGTAGTATAGCAATAAAAATGGGAGGTGTCAAACTGGATTGTGCCAGTTACCTCCCTGTCTGCGACGACGATATTCAGTTTTATTTATAGATAATCCTTTCTTTGATGATGTTCCGGAACAATTTTACCAAGTGTGATGCTCAGTAACCCATCCTCAAAAGTAACTGATCTAACTTCCGTTTCATCTGAGAGGGTCCAAGATCTGGTGAAAGATCTCTGAGCCACTCCTCGGTGGACATATTCTGTTCCAGTTTCTTTGTCTTCTTTTTGTCCTTCGACAAAGAGTTTTCCGTCTTGTGTATAGACATAAACTTCTTTCTTTTTGAATCCTGCTAGTGCTAGTTCTAATCTCGATTCTACGTTGCTGATCGTGACCAGATTGTACGGAGGGTAATTGCTTGTTGTCTCATGCAGCGTTGTAAGACGATCAAAGTAATCTTCCATACCAATGCTATTTCTATTTATAAGATCTAGAAACTGATTTAAGTTGGCAGCGTTATACTTCATTAAGCTTGTCATTGAACTTCTCCTTGTAAAGCGAGATTTGATTGTGTGGACCCCGAAGGCATCCATAAGTATATATTAACATAAGACATAAAAAACGGGGTAGTGAACCCCGTATCTTTTTATTCGGTTTCCTCTACTCTCTTTTTCTTGGAACCGATATTATACTTTGTTTCAAGGATCCAGTCTTGCTTATCCTTATATGCTAAGACTTTAATCTGATTAAGTGGTGCAATATCAGTAATTTTACTTACATCAACAATACTAATAAGACCCCAATCAGCAAGAAGTTGAACAATGCGGTTACGACGTTGAACGTCATTAAGAGTCAGATTTGCATGTTTACCGTCTAAAGCAAACAGTTCTTTAAAATGAACCAAAAAATATCTTCCTTGTTTGTGCAGAATGTGACAGGACTGATAGATTTTCTTTTCTTTCCGAGATGCGACTCCAATTCTAGTCAGTGTTTCTCTTACCTTAAGAAAATCGTCTGGTTCATTCAGGACAATTTCTACCATTTGTTCGGGAGACCAACTCACTTCTGGCTCTTTAACCACACTCATCTTTTTCCTCCAGTTTCAAATTTCGATTTAATAAAATTAACTTGTTCTTGTGTAAGAATTTTCAAAGCCTGTTTTGCCTTTTCATTGCTATAACCATAATAACGTTTGACATAATCAAGATCTTTGATTTTATCTTGTCGGAGCCAGGGAGAAAATCTCTTCTTTTTCCTAACGATATTTATAAGAAAATCATATTGAAGTTTCTTAGGAAGAAAGTGATACTTATTCATTTCGTTAGCAAACATCAAAGTATCAATGTGTCCAGAGAAACATCGATTCACAATATAGGCAGGATATTCCTTTTCAACAGAGGGGTCTTCATCAATCAGATGTTTCTTTGTATGATTAATGCTGTTCAACCAATCTTTCAATTCCATTGTTTTTCAATCGGAGTTTGTGGTATAAGAGAGTAATTAGTAACAAGAAGTTCTGTCTTTACATTATCCTGAGTATTCTTGTCACCCCTATGAACCATGGAATACCTCAACTTCCAATACTCAAGATGATAATCTTTATGGTAAGAAAG